CTGCTGAAGGAGTTGATCCAATGTCCAAGATGTATAATGTTCTCCAAGATGTTGGAAAACTGCTTAAGAAATGGGCATTTGAAAATTCCGCAAAGCTCTTCGGAAAGAAGCGCACTGAAGACTCAGTAAATGATAGCTTTAACGAGCGATCTATTATGAGTATTTCATCTGACAAAGTTGGAGATGAATATGTTCCTAACGGAAAGTATCCTCCCTCATTTAGAGCAAAGATTCCAGTTTACGACGGAAAAATTAGTATGGACGTAGTAGATCAAACTACTAAGCCAGTTCATCTAACTATTGAATCACTATCTAGCGTATTCCCTAAAGGAGTATCAGCAAATCTAGTTGTCAATGGATCCGTATATATTATTGGCCAATCATTTGGTATTACATGGCGTATTGCTATGGCCCAAGTATTTGCTCCTAATCGACTAACTGCTTCTTCTGTATTCGAAAATGTTCCTGACGAAGAGGAAACTCCAGTTCAACAAGAACAAGAACAAGAACAAGAGCAAGAATCTCAACCTACTGAACCAAGTCCGGCTGGTGGCTCAGCTCCTCTTCCTCAAAGGAAGAAGCGTGCAGCTGTAAGTCAAGCTTAGACCATACCTTAGAATCTTTGGGAGGAATATACATAATAAACGACTCATCTATAAAAAGAGGTTCTCTAAGAACTTTTTTCTTCGTTTGGCAATTTTTTGTTTTCGAAAAAGAAAGACTGCACTTGCATTCATATACTGAAGGTATTCCTTTATAGATATATTGGGGTAATACTAATCGTTCATGTCCTTTTAATAACAAATCTAAATCTGTAGAATCTTGATAAGCTTCTGGAGATAATATAGAATAAATAGTTGATTCTTGCTTCCATTCTTCTTGGAATAACATATTCCACGGATTTTCAGAAAACCATAATGTTTTAAATTCTGCACGATTATCTGCAAGATGTTCAACTATTCCTATACGTTCAGAATCTTCATTATATAATGAAAAAACATGTAAGTCAGGATATTGTGTATCTAATGCACCTCTATAAATTTTTTCTGTTGGTCTATCTGAATAAACCCATTCTGATGCTTCATGATCTTCATCTAATTCAATAATATCACGCGATAAATCTTGATAAACTAAAGATGGTTTCAATATAGAATACATCTTTAGTTTTTTATAGAATTAATTTTTGCGCATATATAACGTAGAACGCCCTTTATCAATTTCCTTAAACCCTAATTTTGTATAACATTTTATTGCAGGTTCATTTTTAATTAAAACTGTTAAAAAAATTGTTTTACCAGAATATTTTTTCATAACACATTCAAGAAATTTTGTGCATAATCCAAGACCACGATATTCTTCATTAATAAAAACACTTTCTAATGAATAAGTTCCTTTAAGTTCTCCACGTGTTTTTTCTCTAATTGCACATCTACCTATTTGTTTTGAATCATCAAAATAACCATATTCTTTAATTAATCCAGAAGTTTCAGTAACCTTACACTTCATTATTATTCAAAAGAGAATTTTAGTTCTACATGATGTTTAGTTAGCAAAGAAGAAGCAGATGAAGAAAGTTCATGTCTTTTTCTATTTGTATCTGTTTCAAGACGTAATTCCATATCTTGATGAATTTTTTCACGATGTTGTAAAATATAAGTTAAAATACCATCTGTAATAATCCATTCAAAAAAATTTAATTGTCCAACTGTAGTTTCCATTTCAGAAAATCTAATTCTCTTACATCTACAAAAAGGATCAAACATTTTTTTGCTATACGCTTTCAAATGACTTTTATATGAAGGATATACAATAACATATTTTCCTGAATTCATAAAAGCAGTATTAAATTTTTTTGCATAATTTGTAACAAACCAATCAATTAATCGTAAAGAAAGAATTGAATTTCCCGTAATAATTTCACGAATTTTTTCAAGATTTTCTGGAACTTGATAAAACTTTTCTAGTCTATGTAAAACCCATTGTTCTTGACTTTGTATTTCCATTTAATCTTGTTAAAAATTTAATATGAAAACGGAATAATCAAAAATAATACAATCAATATAAAAAATGTCAGTTCCTCTTCCTCCTGAAGCACTAGTCTTTCCCCCTATGGAATCTACTTGCTTAATTGGAGCAGATGGACTTGATTTCATTTCAGTTAATCCCTTAACTAGAAACATGTTCTTGCATAAAATTACTTCGACAAACGCAGGACAACTTTCCCCAAAACATTCTTTTAGGTATAATACACTAAAAACTCTATTTTCTCAACATATAGAAGGAATTCTTACTAAAGAAGAACTTTTGTTAAGCATCTTTAAACAATGTGAACTCGATCATATGACTGCAAAAGGAATTTTCGACCCGCTAACTGATAACATTACCATGGAGTAGTTTACCTATTCCTTACTTATTAATATAAATGGATGAACAAATAGCCTTTTTAATTGAAACGTATGGAAAAGGTGAACAAAGAACAGCAGAATGGTTTGCAACAAGAAGTAATAGAATTACTGCATCTGAATGTACTAAAGCATTTTCTACAGCAACATTTCTACAAAAAAAAGAATTAATTGAATCTAAATTAATTTCTAAACCTCAAGGAAATTCACAACCGTATGCATGTATTTGGGGAACACATTTTGAACCTATTGCAAAACAACTTTATCAAGAAGAAAAAGGTATTTCTGTAATTCAAGATTTAGCATGTGTAATTCATCAAGATTATGAATTTCTTGGTGCTTCACCTGATGGATTAATTTTAGATGGAGAAATGCGTGGATATTTATTGGAATTGAAATGTCCAATTTCTCGTTCATTTGAAGAAGGTTCAGCAATTCCTAATGAATATTATCATCAAATGCAAATGCAAATGGAATGTACAAAATTAAATAAATGCGTATATCTTGAAACTAAATTTAAACATGTATCATATTCTGAATGGAAAGATTCTGATAAGAAAAAAGGTTGTTATGCTGAACGTCCAGGAGAAATTGTTTATTGTTCAGAAAATGTAGAAGAATGGACTTCGAAATTAGAAGATCGTCTTTCATGGACTGTCAGATATTGGATTTTGGAAAAAACACGTTCATGTATTATTGATAAAGATCCTGATTGGATTACAGATCATATTTTAGAATTTCAACAAACATGGAATGAAGTTTTAGATCATCGAAAAAATGGAACTTTACCTCAAGAAAAGCAAAAAGGTATTTTAGCGCTTTAAACTTAAACTTATAAAAATGAAACTTGGATTATGTATGATTGTTAAAGATGAATCACATATTATTCATGAAGTTCTTCAATGTATCAAAGATCTAATTGATACTTGGTGTATTGTTGATACTGGTTCAAGTGATAATACAGTTGATATAATTCGAAATTTTTTTGATATTCACAATATTGAAGGAAAGTTGCATCAATTGCCTTGGAAAGGATTTGGTCTTTCACGATCTGAAGCTTTAAAATTATGTGATGGGCAAATGGATTATATTCTGATGATTGATGCTGATGATTTAATTGTATATCCTCCAGGTTCTAAAACTTTCTTAGACAAAATATTAGAAGAACATAAACCTAATGCATTAAATATTAATATTAAACGTGGAAATATTGATTATCAACGAACACAATTATTTAAAGCGGATGATAATTGGAGATATGTAGGGGTTCTTCACGAATATCCAACAAATGATAAACAAAATAATAAATTTGTTAATTTACCACCAGAAATTTATATGGTAGGAAGAACTATGGGAAATAGATCTCTACAAGATGGAAATAAATATTTAAGAGATGCAGAAACTCTTCTTGCAGAAGTTGAAAAAGATCCTGAAAATGATCGTAATGTATTTTATCTTGCACAGTCGTATCGAGATGGTGGCGATGTTCCTTCCGCAATTAAATGGTACAAGAAACGTTATGAAATGGGTAAATGGAAAGAAGAACAATGTGTTGCTGCAATGAATCTTTCTAAACTCCTTCTTCCAAATGTTCAAGAAGCTAAGGAATGGGCATGGAAAGCACATGAATGTAGTCCAGGAAGATCAGAGTCATTAGTTTCATTTGTAGGATTTTGTAGATCAACTAATTTATTTTTTTGTTCATCGAGAACCGAGTAAAATTCGTTAAATAAAAAATTCTGTAACCCTTTGTTTATTGACGGTATATGGTGTAATTCTTTTGAGAAGGAGTTTAACCAATAAATTGGATT